TTCTAAGATATACAGCCCCTTGTCCTTAACCTTTAGTGACTATTAACTACGGTCTTGCGCCACTATATACGATACAGGCTCCTGTGGTGGATTTCCACCCGAATGTCTGTGTCACGTTCCCACCGACGTTTGTGGTGTTACCTTCTGATGTGACGGTAACTGCGGGAATATAGACTGTCTTTAGGACATTGCCGATATTTCCACACCCACTCGCTGGGTCGTGCAACTTGATTTCTAGTGAAATGCCTGTCGCTGTAAACTCACAGTCCCGGAACTCTGTTACGCCGGAAGGGTTCAACTGGCCCGTGGTGAGTAGAGCGATTAGCTCAAGATCAGTATCTAGTACTGATAGATCACCAGTGACCTGTGGTACCTGTGTGATGGTGCCCACAATGCTTGTGTTGCCCTGTTCCTTAATAACCGTGTTGGGGAAAGTGCCACGAACAGATATAGACTGTACTCGATCCACGGTCCCTGCGGCGAGGGACACCGGGATGTTCTTACCACGGATCGCCGCTGGAATCGAACTATCCAGTACGGGTACCCAGTTGTTTCCAACAGGGTTAGCGTGGTAGATTACTACGAGTTTGGATGTAATGGCATCGGCGAAGGAGATGTTGGTACCATCGCAGTAGTATTCACCAGTTGCCGGAGCAACTGCTACTTCTGTTAGGTACTCGCCATCTAGAACGACCGTCATACAGTAGTTACCATTTTTCAGCACGAGTGCTGTCTGGGTCAAAGCCTGCGGGCTTCCGGCACCAAGGTTGTAGGTATCTACCACTACGTCGTTCTTGAACCATCGCTTCTCATTGCCAGCTACGGTATATTCCTCTGTTGCTTCAGCATCTACGGAATATGTATAAGTGAACCCAGTAATCCTACACTTACGTAGGTGGATACTCTTAATATAGTCCGATACGTTGGCATCCTTTACGACGCCAACTAGGTCGATGTCTCCAAGGTTGTTTATATCCACGCCTAGGGCGGGATATGCGGTTGCATCTGTACCTGTCAAAGCCGCGAACAGTTTAACAGACACATCCATGGCCTGGAAGGTTGCTGTCACTTCTGGAATGTCTACCGTCTGACCTGCGTGATATTCATTACCCAACTCGTCAATATCTGTGGTCGGGAAGTTTACAGGCATGTCTAGGCGCTGAATACGTGCTGCCAGGTAGCTACCCAGGGGGCCAACTACTCGCAGTGCGACTTCTTGAAACGGAATAGCGACTCTTCGTGCCATTTAACTTTCTCCTTTATTTGTTTCTTTCAGATAGCTAATAGCGTTAGCTAGGATTTCGGGACTCTCCCTCCCCTAGACTTAGCCATTAGGTTCCTCCTAAATCGGTTGATACTTAGTGAAGAAGGTGACGGCTGAACGCCAATACAACTTATCCACTAGTTGCTCGAAAGTATGTATTGGTCTCAGTTTACGTTTAGATACTATTAGCGTACCGATCTTCGTAGGTGACACGGTGGGAGGGAACCCCTCGTCGTAGTTGTATACATCGACCCCACATTCTAGGCCGCTGTATATAATGGACGCCAAGTTGTCCCGCTGTGTCTTTGTTTCCCCGAATGAATCAATGCGCCAGAATAGTAAATCTCTTTCACTACCACCAAGCTCGAATGGTAGACCCTCTATATCCAATTGTGTTATGGATACAGTGGGCAGTACCAGGTCAGTGTTTGGAAAACCATCCACGACTGTTACAGAACTTGGCACTAGACCGCTCAACCAATAATAAATAGATAAATCGAATTTCCTATGTAGTTCCATTGTTTCTCACCTGAACACTTCTCCTGTAGGCAACGGAGAGCCTGGTTGTATTCTACCTGCATATCGGCCACCAATAACCAACATATACCAGATACCACTACGGGATTCTCTTCGTTCCACTTGTACAACACCACTCGCCGTGCTACCGAAGGCGGTCCTCGTGAAACCTGTTTGTATTACGATTTCCGGCTTATCTAGTTGTTCCTCTATGGCGGAACCTAACTGTTCTTCAAGGTCTGCGGCTGCGTATTCACCAGCGATACGTAGTATCTCCGGTGCCATAGCCCTTACCTTGTCCACAAATGCGGTTCCGCTAAATGAGGGGTAGGCTGCCCCACCTGCATTTCCATCATTCAGAAATATCCAATAGGGCGCTTTATCCCCCCACGTCTCTAGTCGAACATCTATAACTTGCTGGTACGTTGGATAGTCATCGAAACGACTCCAACGATCTAAGCCTTCCCTAGCTGGTTTGTAAATACCATATGTCCAGCAAAATAACCTCTGAGCGGGTGTGCCGGTCGCACCCTCCCAAGCTGCCTGTTGTCCTTCTTCCAGGTCGTTGATGGTGCCAGCTACCTCCTCATCGAATATGATGAGGTTAGTACCGGAACCTATTTTATAATGTCTACTGTCCTGTAGATTTTCTAGCAACCTTTCCCTCAACGGTGGGTACTGAAACTCCGGTGTCATCTCGATTGCATCCATGGCAGCACCTATTAGCCTGTCCCGTGCGATGTCTAGCGCAATCTCACCGATGTTATTCTGGAGCGCGGTATTCATCTCTGACTCACTAAACTGGTTAGCGAATGACCCAAGGTTCCTAGTCAGTTCTTCCATCTCTATCTAAATGTAAGCCCTTCTATTTCGTCGCCAATAAGAATACGGAATACAGACCTAGTGTAGTCATTAAAGTGGTCTAATACCAGCTTTCTAACTAGAGCGTATTCCTCGGAGTTAATGTCTAGGATTTCCTCTAGGTCCTTTAGCAATAGCGCCAAATACCTTCCCTGTCTCCGTTTGACTGCCGATAGAACGTCTATCATATCTAAACCATTTACCTCAACCATGGTATACCTCTTCTCCTATTATGTATAATATCTGAAAACACCCTTTCCCAATATTCCCTGTTACCATTAGTTTTTGAATGACATGATCTGCATAACGTGATACAGTTATCCACGGAGTTATGCGTCTTATCATAATCTATATGGTGAACATCCATTCCAGAGTATCCACAAGAGGCACATGTATAGTTATCTCTTGATCGTACTGCCAGTTTAAGGTCATCCGAAAATTCAGGTGGGTATTTCTCAAATGATACCCCGCCTTTCCAGTTTGGATTATTTTCACCAGATGTATCCATCCATATACGAGATTGCCTCACTCCGTCTGACACCTTTTCTCTGTATTCCGGTGAATCATAGCACCCTCTTTTCCACGCCTTTCTAATTTTGGATGAGTGGTCATGCGATCTGCCAGTATCTATTGCCAACCTTCTGGCTTCCGACAAAGACCTCATCGGTATATTGTACTTATTTATATAGTAACATACATTCGGTGCGGTGCGACCAGTGATGGAGGCTATCTCCGTTGATGATAGCTCATCGACTACATATAGTTTGTATAGCTGATCGTAGTCCATTGTTATCACCCCTTATCTTCCAATAATGTAACGGTGATTCTATTCACCGGTTGCACTCCGCGTAGTTTGAAGTCCTTCACGTACATCATGAAACCATCGACTTCCACGTACTCCGAGTGTTGTACATTGTAGAGTGCCGCGCCACTGTAGGCTATCGTCACTTTACAATCCCCTTCCTCAATAATGCCACCAGTGGACCACAGAGGTTTGTCTGCATTTCTCCACCTGACGTGTCCGCTGCAAGGCCAACCTGAGAGCGTGTCCTTCCAATACCTACCACTACATTCCACACAGAATGGATCGGTAGCAAGGTTGGTTACCGGGTCGAGTGTGCAGGTGGTGCACGGCGTGCCCGTGACAGTCACATAGAATGTTACAAGTCTGCCGATAACATCTCTAATCCGGTTGATTATATCTGTAGTATTAGCGGGCCAGGTTATTCCGAAACTCATATTACTTCCTCAAATATCGCGTCCCATTGCTTCGCAATGTTCTTCCAATCGAATTGCGGTGCTGTGATGTACTCGTATAGATTGACAGCGTGTTGTTCACGCAACTCTGTGTCCGAGTAATACCTTTCCATAGCCTCTACTATTCCGTCCTCTGTCACTACAGCACCCTCAGTTAGAATCTGTGGGTATGTCTCGTAGTGGTCGATTGGTAGCAGAATGGCCCGGTCCTCACCATAAATCTCTTTACAGGCAGAGCTATTTGGTACAATCTGTGCCTTGCCGCAAGCCCCGTGCTCGAACGATGTTAGGCCCCATCCTTCGCCCATAGAGGTGTTAATCCCAACATCACAAGCATTATAGATGTTATTGAGATGGGCATCACTCAC